GCTCCTGGAGTTCCTAGCAGGTTGTCAAGATCATCTGATGAGATCTGTTCAACCACTGTTGTTGGTTTTGTTTTTGACATATTTTCTAGTTTGGTTTTTAATGTCTATACTCTAATATACTATTTTACTTGTTAATAAACTAAGAAAGTTTAGAAAAAATGCTACTAAGAAAGAGAAAAAGTTGACTATATAGCTATAGTTATTTCTTCTTCTTCTTGGCCTTGTCATCACTCTGTTTTTTCTTATCAAACTGATTCTTATTTTCTCTAGCTATCTTCAAGTCATTCTCTGTTTTCTGCTTAGCAATAGCAAGCTTCTCACGCTCAATGGTCATCTTATCTCTATGTTGTTGATTACCATCAGCTTGCTTCTCTTGTTCTAATCCTACTTGCTGATTGTATCTATCAGATTCTCTGATCTCAGCCATCTCATCTTTGAAGTCATTCTGCTTATTCTCATCAATGTCTACTAGTGCACCCATACCGGCTGCTCTAATCTCTGCAACAAGAATATCTTTTCTTCTTTCTTTCTCAGCTTCCTGAGCTTCATAACTACGTGTAGCTTCAAGATCTTTAGCTTGAGCCTGTATGTTCTGCTCTTGCATTTGCTGCTCATGTTGCTGCTCTTGTTGTCTTTGTTGCTGTGTTTTCTGTTCAGCTGCTTTCATTACGTCTGTGATCTCAGGAATACTATCAGCTTTGATAATACTTCCTAGGTCATATATAGAAGCTCCAGATGTATTGTTCTCCATAGCAAGTCTTCTCAGCTGCTCCATAACGGCTCTGTGTGAAGATTTTGTAGTAGCATGTACATTCAGTTCTCTAAGTAATAGTTCAGTTCCATTAATCTGGAAGTTGATCTTCTCATGAGCTGATGTTAAATATTGTAGACGTACAGAAGGTTTTGTAGAATGATAGAACTGAGCTAAGTCTGTTCTCATCTGATGTACCTTAGGCATTAAGTGATCCGAGTGATTAATGAAGTATTGCTCTGTTTGAGCATAAGATCCATTAATAGCAGCTCTTACTCCCTCTGCAGTTTCTTGTTCAATCTGTTGTCCCATTCTCTCTGGAGTAACTCCAATGTTATCAAAAGCTTGAGACTTGAAATAGTTGGCCAGGTTTACTCTAGACATCAGTCTATTAGTTTGCTCCATATCTATCTTCTGATAGTGTTGGAACGCTAATGGATTCTCTGTGTTAGTAATGGTACTATCTAAAGGAAGCATTTGGAAATCCTTCATAGCAACATATGCCTTAGCTAAGTTGTTCTTACCCCAGTCTTCACCCATTGAGTGTCTAGGAAGTGCGTTCTGATCAAATAGTAATACTGTTCCTAATTCATCTACTAGGATATCAGCTATCTGATTGTTTACAATGTTGTATCCAATTTGCCATGGTTTCATTTGATCCACACAACTAACTGATCTAGAGTTTCTATCTGTAAAGATTCTTCCTTCTACAGGAAGCTTACATCCGTATAGGTTCTTATCTCCTTTGAATTGGAACTTAATTCTACCAATTTTGTTTTGATTGATACCTAAGTACATAGGATCCACTCCTCCTGGATTATTCATTCCCCAGAAACTTGAATGGTTAGGACCTATTTTAACTCCTCCCCATACTTCATTGATCCAGATCCAATCTATATGTTCACCAAATACTAAGTTCTCTTTACCCTTATTCTTAATAAGAGTAGTATTGTACATTGGCTTATCTGTTACTTTATAGTGCTCATCTACAATCTCCATTGTCAACTCACCGGCGTCATCTATCTTAACTAGATGGCCAAGTTTACGTTGTGACTTCCAATATGTAGTTGTTACTCTTAGCATGTGGTTACTACCAAAGTCTAAGAAGTCTTCTGATTCTCCAAGGATCCATGAAACGATGTCTCCACCATTGGTCCCAAAGTTATCATGATCGGATACAAACTGTCTATAAGCTAAAGAAGGCATCTGTGTATTCCACTTGTGACTCTTAGTAGCATCATAGTAAGATGTGTTTTCCTGGCCCTGTACAGTATACGCTGCAGATCTAACCGGATAAATGGCTTCTAATGATTCTAGTTGTGCCTGGGTCATAACCCAACCATACCTGTCAATCACATCAGCTACTGACATCATATCTGTTTTACCTACAAAGTTACCGTCTGAGATATATCTTATGTCTGGAGACTTGTGATAGAATGTAAGTACTGGATTCCATAACTCTATGTCATAGTCATCATCATACATCTTAAAGTGCCAGAACTCTCTGTCTGTAATAAGGGAATCTTTGAAGCCTCTCTCTTCTAATTCATCCATATCAAATCTCTCTACATCCGCTTCATACTGATGTTGAGCCCATTGTTCTACTACAGATCTATAATCTTTTCTAAAGAACTGCTCAATCTCTGGTAGAGTCTTGACTTGTTCTTGCATCTTTTGCTGTTCTTCAGGATCACTTAGATCCACGCCTTGTTCCATAAGCTTGGCCTGAAGTTTCATTGTAGCATCAGATAATAATGTTTGTTCAATCATCCCACGCTTCTGCTCCATCATCTCATTGTAAGATAACTCATCAACTGATCTATATGTAAGCTTTGTATTTCTCTTAGCAAACTCATTAGATAATGTGTTGATCACATTAGGAATGATTGGATAGAACTTCAACTCTAATGCTGAAACATCCTCAGCTGTTAATTGTTCTAATATATCAGCATACTCATTATCTTGTTCAAAGATGTAATCTGATTTGTCAATAATACCATTAGCTAGCTTATAGTTCTTAAGGAGTCTTCGTGAGTTTCTTCTTAGTTGCTTTAGACCTTGCCATTCATACCAATCTAGGTTCCAGGCAGCCCACTCTTGATCCTTCTCTTTTTTAGAAAGAAATTGAATTGGTTGAGTAAGCGTGGCCATCTTATTATAATCAGCCTTCTTACCTCCCTTGAGGTCCATTGCATTTAATACTTGCATACTCTACGTGTTAATGAATGTTCTTAAAACCACTTCTTCTACGTTTCCCTGGTCCCCTCTGTTTAGAGTGACCAATGTTAGTAAAGGGTGACTTACTTAATTTAAACATTTTTTGGGACTTTTCCAAGCTTTTACTGTTTTCATATTCCACTATCCGCTTGTATCCACGGTTAGATTCTTGGATCCTAACAAAGGCAACTAGTGCTGCAAATGAGACTAATCTATCCACGTTGAGCCCATCATGGTACTCAGACATCTCTTTGATTAACATGATATCCGGAATACGTTCTACACCATACTTGATCTGAAGAACATCCCCTGTATCTTCATCATACTCAATATCCATCTGTTCCTTTAGAAACTCAATTGCATAAGAGATCATATGGTTCTTAAACATGGTACCAGTATTCTTCCATCCAAACTCCTGGTATACACTCTTGTTAGCTCCTATAGCTTTAAGGAACATAATCTGATCTCTAGGCACTAAGTATTTCTGCTTACGTACTGCGATCATATGTTGGATGAATAGTGAGATGTTGTTCTCTACTAATGTCCAAGCGTTGTACCATTCTATCAATGACTCTAGTCTTTCATGTGTTAAGTTGATATCATCAAATCTTCCACACCATGCTGCTACAATCTTTCCTTCTTCTATATGGGTCTTCATATCACCATTCGCATCCGCTCTAGAAACTTGAGTAGTTATCTTGTAGATGTAAATAGAACACAATGATTCTGATGTTGTAGTCTTACCTTCTGACACCGGGTCAATTGAAGCATAGTAAGTTCCCCACTCTGGATTCTCTGGTGGTCTTTCCCATACTACAACACATCCTTCTTTGTCTGACATGTTCTTCTTAACAGGGAAGTCCTTGATAGGTGACTTAGTAGATTCAGATATAACCATTCTGTCTCCTGACTTTCTTATGTTCAGGTACTCAGCATGGTATTGTTTATCTTCAATTCTACGCGCTTGGTTAGTAAGCAAGTGTAATGGGAACTTAGATTCCTCTCTGTAAGCAAATGCTTCTTTAATGTTAGTAGGTTTCTGTGAGATCCTTAATTGGTATTTACCAGGATCCAGATCTTTCTTCCA